CTTCTTCCTTCTTCTTATCTCTCTCTTTTTTAAACTCAGCAGCAGCAACACCAATTGTTAGTGGTACTTCTCCAGTTTGAGGATTTGGTTCAGGTTTAACAGCTTTATGTTTTTCATTTTCTAATTTTGTTTTTAACATTGCGATTTGATTTTTTAAAGCTTCAATAGCACTCTCTTTAGTCTTTAATTCTTTATCGTCTTTTTCTTCTTTAGGTTCTTCTTTAGGTTCTTCTTGTGCTTCACCTAATAATCTCTTAACCATTTTTACAGAAAGTTTTAATCTTTTCGCTATGTCTTCTACACTATCACCTTCTTTATTTGATTTGAATATATCACTAATTTTATTTTCTTCTACCCATTCAATATCTTCATTTGCTTTTTGTAAAGCTGATACAACTTCTGGCTCATTAGATAGACCTTTACTTAATTTTTCTATTTCTTTTACTGCGTTAGACATATCATTTGACATCTTCTTAGCAATTTCTTTTGCCTTTGATACTAGATTGGACGCATAAGCTTCTGTGACTGCCTCAGGTTTGTACATCATGTAATCTGAAACTGAATTGATATAGTCTTTTGCTTTTGTAATTTTAGATTGTACCCAAGCTTCTAATGGGTTGCCATCATCTGACTTTCCGTCTAATGCTGATGATAATTGAGTAGCTTTATCTGCGATTGCTTCTAGCTCACCTCTTGCCATTGAAATCTCGTGGTCTTTATTATCTTGTTCTCTAACTTGATTTAATGCTTCTGTCATTGAAAATTTAGCCATTACAATTCACTCCCCTCTTTTAACTTATCGTAATTCTTTTTTAAGTAGTCATTTGCTACTCTACCATCTCTTGTTGAGAAGGCAACTTTACCATCTTTGTCTAATACATTGTATTGACCACCAGATGAAATTGAAACATATGGTTTGATTGTTGCTTCTCGTACTTCTTTGTATGCGGTAGACATTGACTTTCTGTATGTCATTATAATTCACTCCATACTTCGTCCCAATTGGAAACTTTTCTTTTTAATAAAGCTTTTAAAGTTGTTTCTAATCGTTGTCTGATTGTTATTGCATCATTTCCTATTACCCTAGAAAAATCATTATGTACCGTTTCTAATGCTTTGTAAGCATCTGCTAATTTTTTATCTTTTAAAATCTCTGAAGCAATATATCTTCTTGTTTCAAAATGATCGTTTCTAGCAGTTTTAGCTCTAAGGTACTGTAAATTTGTTTTAGAAGCAGTCGCTTCATGTAAATGTGTTCTAAATTCTTTTAAAGTTTTTTTAGTCATATTCTTTTATCTCTAGTTTTAGTTCCGAATTACCTTTATGTAATCTATGAAACATTCCTTTATTAATATGATAATTTTGACCTATCTCTAATTCAGTAGGTAGTTCATTATCATTTTGTAATTTCCATCCTATACCATAAACAACTTTGACAATACGATCTTTCTTATCCATATGCCATATCAACTGTTCTTGTTTCACATCTTCTTTAATAACTCTAGTAAATACTTTGTCTGTAATACTATCTTCAAAGTCTTCAAACGGTTTATAGTAATTATCTAAAGACATTACCAAAAAAAGTTTCCACCGCCACTCATACCTAAAGACTTAGCATACCTTGGTAAGTTGCAAGCCCAGTAAGCCGCTGAAGTTCTATCTTTCTGCTGAGCACATTTGTGTCTAGCAGCAAAACTTTTTCTGGCTTTCTTATCTTTTAACTTAACAGATAAACCAGTAGTATCTCCCCAAGTGACTTTCTTAATCTTATCACCATCACGGACAAATACATAAAACTTTTTTGGTCCACCTCTTTTTGGTTTGTTCAAAGGTGGGTCTTTTTCTTCTTCTTCAATTGGCATATCTAGTGGCACTTTTTGATCTTCAAATAAATCAAATTCACCAATATCAGTTCCTAGTAAATGTTTATCCCAATCACTAGTGACTTCTAATATACCGTCATTATAGAGTTCTCTAGCTTCTCTAAACAACTTATAAAATTCTTCACTATGTAAACGATAGATATTCTCTGCTAGAGGTATCTTATTCTCTACATGGTAGTGAACAGCTCTACTAATCTTATTTGTATAATCACTAAACTTCAACATCAAGTTTCTCCATCATTCGTTGTACGACTTCATTTAATTTAGATCGCCATTCTTCTTTGTATCGTTGTCTATATTTATCTATTGTAGCATCCGATAAAGCCCATTCTTCAATATCTTTTTTCTTTACATTATCTTCGGGTTTTCCTCTATCTTTAGCGTCAACAGCCTTTCCAGCTGGTACTTGACCAGGTGTCACCTCTTTTGTATGATTGGCGTAATCTGCCCCAATTTCATACGATTCAGGTACACAATTTGGTACTTGTTTTCCATTTTTGTCTTTCATACCTACTTGTTTGTATCCTTTCCAACAAGCATCGGATAATTCTTTTTTTAGTTCACCAAACATCTTCTTATACTTTAATGTATGTTTAGATGGTTTAGTTTTAGCGTCTTTATCGCCTGGTGCTGCTTTGTAATCATCTTCATCATCAGATTTTTTATATTTTGATTTTTTGAAATGATCTGCTCTTTTTTCTTTCTCACCTTTTGACAAGTCTTTGTAATACTTCTTAGGTTGAGTTCCAGGTTTTTTAGCCACCGTTTTATCTTGTGGCGTTTTATCTTCTTCTATATTTGAAACCGCTGTAAATCCATAATCTATATTTAAGTTGTATTCTCTTACTTCTGCTTCTCTGTCAGCAGCATTTGGAATACAATCCCATATCCATGCTTTGTGTAAATTGTTATTATTATCTTCTAGTACAATGTAATTTGTACCTCGTCTTTTTACTATTCCTTCTATGCCTTCTTTGACATACTTTATTTTATCGTTAATGTTAAAGATTATTTCTCTAACATACAAATCTCTTATTTGGTTTTGTTCAAACTCTTTTAGTGACGCAACTGGTTTCTTATTATCTACATTAATCATTCCACCATATGAAGCTGCCAATTTAGTTTTAATACCCATTCCAACTCTCACACTACTCATTAATCTTTCTATGTCTGCTGGATTTCTATAACTTGCTGGTAAACCTTTTTTAAATGCTTCGTAGTCACCTTTTGCTGCGGCATCTCTCATCTTACTTGCCGACATACCAGTAGTTCCTTCAGCGTCTGGATCTCTTTCTCCAGCAGATACTACTTTAATTTTTTGAAAGTCATAAAAACCATGTCTATTTTTCTCGCCATTATACTTGTTTAGTATACCTTCAAATTCTTTAACTCTATCACTACCTACAACCATAGTGACATCTGTAAAACCTTTTCTGTGTAATTTAGTCATCAAGTCTAATATCATATTAGTTGGACTAATTTCTAAATCTGCTCTTGCTGCTTTAAATATATCTCTCATAAATCTAAACTTAACATCTGGTGATAGTGGATTCTTTTTACTATCTTGTGATCTACTTAAATATATTTTATGAACATTTGCTGAAACAGATTTTACTTTTCTAATTAACTTTTCGTGTCCTATTGTAGGTGGATTAAATCTACCAAATGTAAACGCAATAGATTTTTCTCTAGCTTCGTGTATCTCTAAATCTTTTACTTCTTTATCTGTCACAATACCATCTTCTAAAATCTTCTTACATTTTTTATAAAATGTTAAGTAGTGATATTTCTCTAACATTTTGTAAATAACATTCTTAGGTAATCTATTTTTAATACCATAAGTTCTTATTTGATCTGGTGTCATATCTGTATTAAATGCTGCTCTTCTTTCAGCATCAACACCGTCACCAATCTTAACAATGTCCTCTAAACTATCTTCTATTTCTTCTAACTTATCTTTTACTTTTTCTTGTAAGTTTAAAATATCGTTTGGTGTTAATTCTGTTAGTTCATTGTAATCTATAATATCTCTTTTTAGTTCACCTTTAATTACATCTAACTCTTGTACTTTTCTTTCAAAGTCTTTTAAATATAAGTTCATATCAAAAGTAAAATCATCTGGTCTTTTGATAAACTTGTTAGCTTGAATATCAAACACAGCATCAGCTTTCTTATTCTGATCGTCATAAGTTTCTTTATCTGTAATGAAATAAAAATTAATTGGGTGTTTAGAACCAGGTATTAATTTACCTTGAATATTTTTTGGGTTCTTTGCTGACAAATATTTTTGTGAAAGGTCAACTCTTTCTTGTTCTTGTTTTTCTTTTGGTACATCAAATAAGATATTAATATCTAAATCAGCATCATTTCTATATCTCTTGGTAAGTATAGAACCAATTAACGCAATCTTTAATACTGGATATTCTTTAAACTGTTTAATCTGATCATTAATTTGTTTTAGAACACTCTCTTTAATTTTAGGATTTTTAGTATCAGCACTATCAAACACAGCTGGCGCATATGCTTGTCTAGGTATATCTATGATACTTTCGTTTTTTATAAAATCTTTAAAATTCATCTTTTCTTTAACTCTAATTCTTTCTTTATCCAGTTCATGGCAACGCCATTTTGTGGTTTAGTTCTTAATTTACTTCTAATAAATTTAGAAGCTTGACTTATTACCATAGTCACTAATTCTTTTTCACTTCTATTATTATCAACAACTAACATTTTACCTGGACTAAAAACTCTTTGATAAGCTCCAATGTTTGCTTGAACAGCATCCCAATTCTTTTTAACCAAGTATTCAGGTATTGTTCTAGGTCTATTTGCATTTCTTTCTATCGCAATCTCTAAGCTAGTATTAACAAAAATCATATGACAATCATAACCAATAAGTTTTAACATACCTACTTGTCTTTGAACAAGTGATAAATCTCTTCCGGTAGCGTCTATAACTAAACCTAAACGCCCTTCCATATATTTATCTAATTGATTACCGGCGGTTGTCTTAGCTCTTTGTCTAATTATATTTCTAAAGTATTCTTCTTCATCTGGCATTTTAATTGATAGATTAGCTTTCTTTAATCCACTTTCAAATGCGTTATCTGAATTAACAACTTTTAAACCAGTGCCAGAAAATGCTGCTTGTGTCACAAACGACTTACCTGAACCTGGACCACCTGCTAAAAAGAATGCTTTGAATATACCAGGGTCATAAACACCTTCATTTAAATACTCTCTAAATTCTCTCAATGACTTAACCTTTAGTTGTTTAATAATTTTACTAGCAATAGCTTTTGGCTCACCACCTTCTGCTTTTACTTCTATGAAACCAGGTTTCTTTCTGTAATATTCTATTACTGGTCCTGTTTCTTTCTTATATAAATCAATTCTATTTTTAATAACCTCTGGTTTATCATCTGCTCTACCTCTTGCTGTAAGTCTTTTTATTACTTCTTGTTCACTTACA